CCACTACCCCATGCTTCCGCCACCAATTCTAAATTTGTATTGGTACTCGTTCCCCAAGTACCGGACTCATCGCCCGTAGCGATCTCTTTAAGTCTTAAATCATTTACATAAGTTGCCATATTCTTTCCTCATAATAAATTAAGCTGCCTCATCTTTCCAGTTTGGCGACTGTGATGGACTAACATTTGAATAAGATGGTGATTGACTTGCACCAGCATCTACCCAATTTGGTGTTTGATCAGGAGCAACTGGACTCCAAACCAATAATCCTCCTAGTTTACTTGTGCCTACAATTCCTGTAATTGAAACACTTACACTAATACTAGCTGTTAAGTCTCCAACCTGACCTGTCCCAGCTAGTCCTGTTATTGAAATAACATTATTACTAACAGTGCTGATTGTTCCTAATGCACTTGTTGCTGAAACTCCTGTTGGATAAACATTCGCATCACAGGTGACGGTTTCTTCGCCTTGAGCAACAGTCGATGCTGTTCCACTAACACCAACTAAAGCTACACCATTTGCAACAACGGTGCCTATTGCAGTAGTACCAGCTACTCCTGTTTCTGTAACATTGGCATCGCCACTAACGGTTTCAGTGCCTAAAGCAGTGGTTCCTGCCAGTCCTGTAACAGAAAGATTAGCAACACCCGTTACAGTTAAACTACTTACTGCACCTGTGCCTGCAACACCTGTTTCGCTTACATTGGCATCCGCAGAAATGCTTAATGAGCCTAGTGCGCTTGTTCCAGCGACACCTGTTTCCGTAACATTAGCAACACCTGTTACAGTTAAGCTACCGATACCCCCCGTAGCAGAGACACCTGTTTCTGCGACATTGGCATCACAACTAACAGTTTCTGTTCCTAACGCAGTGGTTCCCGCAAGCCCCGTAAGGCTTACAGTCATATTGTGAGGCTGACCCCATGCGCCAGAACCCCATGTGGAACGACCCCAACCGACAGCCATTAGCTGTCCTTACGCTATTCTAATAACAGCGTTACTTGCGTCTGCGGTTGGAAAAGATATTGTAAAACTACCTGCTGTACTTGTTTTGTCTCCACCAAAATCAAAAACGGCAACTGCTGGATCGCCAGTAGCTGTATCATTGTAAATCATACAACCTCTCGCAGTGACAGTAGCTGTTCCAAAAGTCAAATCAGCAAAATCAGTAAACGCAGTTGTTCCTGATGTTGTAGGGTTGACGTTTGTTAAAGCTGCTCCACCCGCAGTATAGTTCGTTCCTGATGCTTCTTGTCCTGTGCTATAGGCTGTGGTAGAAGCACTCATAGTCGCAGAGCTAGTGTATAAAGCAAGTTTAAAAGAGTTTCCTCCACTTGCTTTAAAGTTATGCACCGCTTGCAAAAGTTCACTTTTGAAAGAAGTACACATTGCTTGTGTTATAGCCATTATAGCCTCCTAATAATTTCAGCTAAGTCCTTATGACCTTGCTGTTCTAGTTGATTACCTATAGTACACATATGGTTTTTAATCGCCTCATGCATATAATAAGCAATAATTTTATAGCACACATTTTTAAAAGCGTGTGCTTGAGCTTTAATTTGCGGTGGTGCTGTATCACTTACCGAAATAATTTTTTCAGTCGCCATTTCAGCAACTTCTTCTGGAGTATGACCTCTGTTTTCAGTTGTCTTAACTCCTAAATTTCCTATAGATATTTTAAAAGAATCTGTTTCCATTAGTATTTATTTGGCTCTGGAGGGTTTAAATTTATATCATTTCTATCTATCTTTCCAACTGGCTTTAAGTTTTTTTCTATTTGAACCTCAGAAAACTTACAAACCTTTATTCCTTTTCCATTTTGATAAGTAACCTTTGGATCATCTAATCTATGATAACCATAAAGTTTATCTTTAAAATCTATATCTGTATCTAATAATGATGATCTTGGAGCAATTGAAACATTTATTCCAGAATCTATACACTTAGCTAACCAAAATTCAACACAAGCCCTACCTGCTTCTGCAAAATGCATGTTGCTTTTATAAGTAAAATCTACACCAAAAATAGAAACACTTTTAACTTTTGACCACAATGCATAAGCAATCGCATAAGCAATCGTATTGTTAAAATAAGAACACCCTAGTTTTTCTACAATATCTTCTAATGGATATTCTTCAACAGCAGGCACTCTTTCATCTAGCTCACAAGAATAAATGGGATAATAAGCAGTTGGTAGAACCAGTCTCATCATTTTTGTCATAGACCCTGCATCTTCTGAATCTAAAAAACGACTCATGGGGTCTAATATAAAAGCTCTGTCTATGCGAGGCAAAACACCTATCATTGCATTAACTGCCCATACTTCATCAAACGATACACTATGAACCTGTGATAAATGAAAATCTATCTGGCTTTGTCCCATTGCTACAATTGCAATGTTTTTATCTTCCATTTTTTTAGAAGATTTAAAGCTGTCCTGCTCTGTAGGCATCGTTTCTGTCTCTGCCTTCTCCCAATACTTTGAGTCTGCCCAATGCAGATTCATACCTTGTGTTATAAACAGACATCATATCCTGTTCGCCTTTCATATATACATATCCTTCTAGCAAGCAAGCATATAGCAATGCTGAAGGAGCATTTGTTGATAACCATGTTGTACCACTATCAGAGCCAGCAGTTATTGATGCTGGTCTATAAAAGTAATGTAATTCAACATTGTAAGCAGAGTCTGGTGTTGGAGCTACGATAAAGTAATCATTATCAAATATAGCATAGTATTCAGGCTCTCCTGTTGTAGTTGCGTTTGGATATAGCTCTCTGATCCAATTAACATCTTTGTTCATTAAAAAAGTTTGATTACTGCTGGCTGTATAAGATAAAGAATAAGGGGCTAAAAAATCAGTTGGAATACCTAAATATTGATTATCTGCTGATAAAGCACCGACCTGATTCTTTCTAAAGACAGGCAACTGAACATTCTCAAGAATACGATCTTCTGCTTGTTTAATAATATCTGGAAGATATGTAGTAAAAGAAGTCTCGCTGTTCTGGAGATAATTCTGTATTAAGTTTTTTAATTCACCATAAGTCATATCTAACTCGTTGTTACTTTAAGTTTGCCTATCTTACCATGCATATCAAGACCAACTGTTCTTGATCCAGCAGAAGTAACACCACCGCCAATAGGATCAAATGCATACAAACGTCTACTTTCTTCTTGTGCTTTATCAGGTCTTGGGTTCTCCAAAGCAATTGGATCATCAACAGGCATTCTACCTAATTGATACTGAGGTTGATCTTGATCAAAACACTCAGGACAAACCAAGAATCCACTGAGTCTTGTGTCAACTACTTCATCTTTTAAATCTTTTAAGTCGTAACGAAAGCCGCAACGATCACAAAATCCAAAAGCATACTTACCTTGTGCAAACTGTGTCATTAGTTACTGTAAGATGTCCACGGCACAAAACGAAAATTCGCTTTAACCCTATCTTCCTCAGATGCTAGTTGCCACTGCTCTTCATATTCTTGTTTAAGGAAAGACAATCTATCCCCAGCTTCTGGTCTTTTCATTGCTATGTAATAAGCAAGCCCAGAAACCAAACAAGGTAAAAATCTTTTAGGAACATCCATGTTATTACTGCCGGGTTTTCCACTATCATAAATTTGTCTTATACGATAATAAGACACAGTATAGGTTTGTGTAGAATCAGGCACGGGCCAAAGTGTGTACTGTGGTGTTGTTGTAAGTCTTTGAATCCATATTTGAGTAGGCTGACCCGATTGTAATTTATTCGGTATATCAGCATATTGACTAGGGGATATTCTGGTTAGTTGATAATCTGTTTGACTAGAACTATCTCCAGAATTTAAACGCAAATGCGTTTCCATTAAATCAATTGTGTCGTCAGGCAAAGTATAGGTCGATGTATCAGCAGTTAATGTTTGGGTTCCATTTTCAATAGTCCACAAATTAATTCCACGATTCTGCCACTCAATCATCATCATATCGATACTGCGTCTTGCAGTACGATAGTCATAACCAGTCCTAGCCTCTAGTCCTGCTCGCTCATATGCTTCTTCAACAATCTCACCGATATTAAGATTAAAAGAGTTTGTGGTTGCAATAGCCATTTAATTAACCATTTTTTCTAAATTTTTGTGGTCTAGCTGCACCACTGCCTCTAGCAATAGTGTAATTGTGTTTAATTGTTTTCCCTTTTCCATACCTTACTTGTTTGCTTTTTTTAGGTTTAGAAGATTTTGAATCGTAATAATTAGGCATATGCCCTCCTGATTGTTTTCTTTCTGATTTAGATAATGCTATAGCAACAGCTTGTTTCTGGGGATACCCCTCTCGTTTTAACTTAGAGATATTCCCAGAAATAACTTTTTTAGAAGCACCACGCTTAAGTGGCATTACTTTTTAGTTTTTTTCTTCGCTGTCTTTTTAACAGGAGACATAGCTTTCATAGAGGCTTGCGCTTCTTTCTTAGTCATAAGACTTGAATCAACGATAACTTCTTCGCCATCAATGATTTCTGCAACTTGAAAGATTGCTTCGCCACTTGGAACTCTCTCTCCATTCTGTACTACTTTGTACTTAGCCATAATAATTCCTAACTTGGATTAGTGTAATGTTTAATCACAGTCATAATGATAGTGTAACTATCGCCACTGCTATGACCAACTGTTGTAAATTGAACATCCCCTGTAGAGCCAGTTCCTGCATTATCAGGAATACCGCTAAAATCAGAAAAATCAAATTCATCAGCCCAATCAGCAGGAAGCTGAATAGCTAATACATCGGTATCGGCATCAAAAAGTATTTTGACACCCATTCCAATATTGCTGAAATGAATTTTCTCAATGCTTACTGAACTACAAGACATTCTTGTTACTGGATTAACAGACAAAGAAGATACGTCAATTTTAGTGACGGCACTCTCTCCAGTACCGTCACTTACGTTAGTAAACTTAAATGTAGCGTGTTGTGCTCCATCAGAGATGGTTTGTGTTGCTACTGCATCAGCCATAATAAGCTCCTACTATTAACTATTAGCAAATGGTGTAACTATAGTGCCTGAACCTAAAATAATGCCTTCTACAGCATATTTAGCACTTGCCATAGCAGTACATTTTACAATACTACCTACAAGCCCACCTTTAGTTGTTCCATTCATGGTGATTACATCGTTAGCTGAGGCAGAAATAAAAGTTTTACCTGTTGCATCATCTACACCTGTGTATAGCCCACCAACGAACTTATCTGTTCCATCGGTTAAGATGTCCATGTCTGTTGCTGCGGTGACAACTATAAATGTAAAAGTAGCACCCAAATTATTAGTTTGATTTGGATCGTCATCTGCATCTGGTGCAGTTGCAACGATAGAAGGCAAAGTAAATTTACCATCTGCGTCATTAGTTACTAGGACTTTTCCAGCGTGTGCTGCAACAGTCAAAGTTGTATCAGCAGTTAAACTAACTACGTTAGCGTTTCCTGCCGAAATAAAACCAGCCAATGATTGTACTGGTCCTGAAAAGGTTGATTTTGCCATAATTAAGTCTCCTTAATAAGTCCTACCGTCTTGGCATTGTCTGCTAGGTCAGTCTGTAGGACAAGTTATTC